TAAACATCTTAAATTGGATGATCAGCCAAAACTGGAATTTTTGATCATGCCGATACAAGTTAGATCATAAATTTTTTTTTATTGGTTGACTTATTCAAAAATTTATACTAATGTATTACATAAGTCAACCAAGACTTAACCAAAAAAAAATTAGGAGGTTTTTAAATGACTGTTTTTATCAATTTTGACACTTGCAATGATTCTTTCAGCAATAAAGCTGGCAATGAATCAGCAAGGATTTTAAGAAAGTTGGCTGATTCTTTAGACGGTCTTGATTCTCTTCAAGATGATACCAAAAAGATTTATGATCTTAATGGTAATTTTGTTGGATGTTTAAAGACTGTTTCTCACGATGGAGAAACAATCTAATGAACAATAAAAAACAAGAAATGTATCAGCAAATTGAAAGGCATGGTGATAACTTAAAGGTTATCTTCAGTCTTTCTGATGATACTGATTCCATAAAGCTATGTAGAAAGCTTTTTAGACTAGAGAATAAAGCACATAGATTAGCTCAGGATGATTATAACGGCATTAATGTTAATGCTGAAGTTGAAAAGATTTTTAAGAGTATTTCTAAGATTCTGAATCTTAAAAATATTAATGATTTTAAAATCTTTTTTAATAATGATCCTAGAGGTTATGCCCTAAAAATTGATGATGAATTTGTATCTAAAAACAAGCTAGAAATTCATCGTGACTGGGGAGGAAATGGTATCTTAGCACCTGATTTTTCTGAATCATGAATAATTCAATTCCCTACTATCAAGGCCCATTGATGCCTGATGAGTTTCAAGAATGGCTTGATTCATGCCCTTTAGATTGGCAAATGCTCGAAGTTACAAAGGAAAGAGGATCTTACATCTTTTTTATCAATCAAGATGATTAAAAACCCTTTCATCGCTTTAATTAGGCTTTAATCGGCTTTAATTGGCCTTTCATTGCCTAATTGGAGCGTTTTTGTTCTCTTTCTTTCCTTACTCTCAATATTCCTTTAATTTCTCTCATTCATTGCCGCTATTACTGGAATTAGGAGGAAAAGATAGGAATAATCAATAATTACTGTAATTTTTTATTAATTTTTATTTTGGTAATAATTCTTTACAATTATTAATAATTCTTAATGTAAAGTTTTATTACATTTTTACTAATGTAGTACAAAATAGACTATATTAGGTATGAGCTACAGGACGACCAAATTTATCCCTGTAGTACATTTGTACTAATGACTATCACTTCCAAAAACAAAAAAGCCGAAATTCTTGAGGCTTATCTTTTGTTACTTGAAGAGAATCAAATGTTACAAAATGAGCTGATCAATGCTCACAAGATGGTGTATCCAATGCCACTAAATCATTATTCAAATGATATTGCGGCACGTTACAAAATTGTCAGAGAAGAGTTGAAATTGTTGCTTGAAGATTTCGCCTATCTCAACCGCAACACCGTTAAATTTTTCCAACAGCCTGTAACGCTTCCACCAATCTTCAAAAAGTAATCTGAAATTCTCCCCGAAAGGGGAGATTTTTTTTTGTGAAATTTTTTTTTGTGAAAAATTTTGGATGGGGTGGGGTAGGAGAATTTTGAAGGGTATATTAATAACCCCTGAACCTACTGATTAATCCAGAAATAACCTCTTATGTACTACATCTATATACTACACTAATGATCCATATCTGTCAATATAATATCAATTAATTTCTTCTTGGAAAGATGAGATCTAGTTCCTGCAAGCTTTCTCAGTTGACGGGAGGGGAGAGGTTGTAAAAATCTGTAATACCCTGATAGGTGCTTGGGTGATCTATATACAAACAAACTACCTACCTTATCCAGCAACCACCTCATTCCTCATCCTTTGTTTCAACCCGAATAGCCAATTCTGGAGCGTTGATATGCACAGTCTCCACACTTTCCCCGATAACTTTGCCCAAAGAGTCCAATATCTGAGCCGCAGTCTGAAGCTGTCCTTTCCTCACAGCCTTATTAAATAACTGCACCCTCATACTCTGCAACCTGGAAAGCATGTTGTCCCGATCCTTCTGCCAATCCTCCTCATTCCAAGTATTAACTTCCTTCCAATCACTCCAAGCAGTTTTCTCACAAACACTTTCCTTAGAAGCATGATCCAAAACCAACTGCCTAACAGTTAGTCCCTCCAACTGCCTCCTATAAAGTCTCTGTCTCCTAGCTCTTATAACAGCAGCATGAGATCTACCTTTTAAAACCTTCCCCTCTCTTGGAGCGAAGGAATCATCAAATCCACCTAAAATCGCCTCAGCCACGGGCATAAAACGTAGTACTAAAAAGATAATAACCTGCAATCTGATAAATAGTCGATAAAAACAAGGGGTATGAGTACAAAAACCAGCTATTCTGTATTACATGGCAGTAAAAACAAAACCTTTATCTCTCAGATGGGCACAGGGAGAAGTATTCAACAGTAAAAAGCGTTTCCGTGTTCTGGTAGCAGGTCGAAGATTCGGGAAATCATATCTTTCTTGTATCGAATTATTAAAAGCAGCCATCGCCCGACCAGGCGAAACCTATTTCTACTGCGCCCCAACCTACCGAATGGCAAAAGACATTGCCTGGAAAGAAATAAAAAAGTTAGTCCCAAGAGAATGGGTCAAATCTAAAAACGAAACCGACCTCAAAATCGAACTCATCAACGATTCGATGATCGAGCTAAAAGGAACCGAGAACGCAATGTCCCTCCGTGGTCGAAGTCTCGCAGGTGTCGTCTTAGACGAAGCCGCCTTCATGGATTCCGAAGTCTGGTTCGAGGTCATCCGCCCCGCCCTAGCTGACAAACAAGGATGGGCTTTATTCATAAGTACCCCTGATGGAACGGCAAGCTGGTTTTACGATTTATGGTGCTACGTCCCAGATGATCCGACAAAAGAATGGAATCGCTGGAGCTTTACCACAATTGAAGGGGGAAACGTACCAGCAGACGAAGTTCAAGCAGCGAGAGCACAATTAGATGAGCGTACATTTCGCCAAGAGTTTGAAGCAAGTTTCGAGAATCTCACGGGGCTTGTCGCAGTTTCTTTCAGTGATAACAACATTTCCACTGAAGCAGAGGACATATCCATAATGCCCATCCTTTTAGGCGTTGACTTTAACGTGGACCCCATGAGTGGTATCTGTGCAGTTAAAAAAGACGATAAATTATACGTTTTTGACGAAATAATGCTCACAGGTGGTGCAACCACATGGGATTTTGCCGAGGAAGTTCAGCGCAGATATGGTATAGACAGGAGAATCATTGCTTGTCCCGATCCCACAGGTGGAGCCAGGAAAACTTCAGGCGTTGGAGCAACAGACCACAGTATCTTACGCAGAAGCGGTTTTAACGTATCGACTCCCCGTGCTCCCTGGAAAATAAGGGACAAGATAACCTGCGTAAACACAGCATTATTAGATGCAACTGGGACATGTCGCACTTTTATTCATCCACGCTGCAAAGAGTTAATTAAATCATTGAGAACACTGACTTATGCCCCCAATACAGGATTACCTAATAAAAATCTTGGTGTTGATCACGCTTTTGATGCTTTCGGGTATTTATGTTTACAACAGTTCAATTTGGCAAAACCTGAGACTTTAGGGCAGACTGGTTACAGAATTTACTAGGGAAAATGAAAAAGTCTGCTGGAACAAAGAGATGTGAGGGGTATTTAGCTAAAGTACGGGGAAGTAAGAAGTCTGCAAAAGCTTCTACTAAGAAAACCAAATCTAAGAGCAAGTAACCATGTCACTTACTAACGAACAGTTAGATGCTATTGAAGCTGTTAAAGGAAAAAGAAATCCTGCTCTATGGGACCCACGCTGTCAACAGTATTTAGATCAAAAAACACAAGGAAAAGCTGTAAAAAAGGAAACTAACGGTTAAACTATCTTTATAATCCTATTTTCTGTGTTAAATCATGGCTTTCTTTCGTGGCGAAGAAGGTTCCGTCAAGTTTAAAAATGCGGCAGGAACAGCAGAAGCAGTTGTTTCTACAACAAACTGGAGCCTTAGTGTATCTAAAGATGTTTTAGATTGTACTGCTCATGGAGCA